TGTATTGATACTGGCAGCTATATTCTCAACGCTCTTCTCTCTGGTAGCATCTATGGCGGCGTACCTGATAACAAGATTACTGCTTTTGCAGGAGAGTCCGCTACTGGTAAAACTTTCTTCATACTTGGTATCGTTAGAGCCTTCCTTGACAAGAACGACACAGGAGTCGTCGTCTATTACGACACCGAAGCAGCGGTCACGAAAGCAATGATGGAGTCACGTGGTATTGATACTACACGTGTCATTATTGCGGAACCAGATACAATTCAAAAGTTTAAGACTCATGCCTTGAAGTTGTTAGAGGCGTATGAAAAGCAGCCAGTAGATAGTCGTCCAAAGATGATGTTCGTTCTGGATAGCTTAGGATTACTATCAACATCAAAAGAGATGGAAGATTCTCTTGATGGTAAGGATGTTAGGGACATGACAAAGTCGCAAGTCATTAAAGCTGCTTTCCGTGTTCTGACATTGAAGTTGGCAAAGGTGAAAGTACCAATGCTAGTTACTAACCATGTCTATGAGGTGATTGGATCCTATGTACCCACAAAAGAACTTGGAGGCGGAACAGGTCTCAAGTATGCAGCCAGCACTATTGCTATGCTCTCCAAGAAGAAAGAAAAGGATGGAGATGGCGACATCATCGGTAACCAGATTAAAATCAAAACATACAAGTCCAGACTCTCAAAAGAGAACCAAGACGCAACTGTGTTACTTACTTACGACAAAGGCTTAGATCGCTACTTTGGTTTATTAGAGCTGGCAGAGAAGTATAATGTCATTAAGAAAGTATCAACACGGTATGAGCTTCCTGATGGTCGTAAAGTATTTGGTAAAGAGATCAACACTAACCCCGCTAACTACTTTACACAAGAAATCTTAGATCAATTAGAAGAATGCGCAAAGAAGGAGTACAGCTATGGATCCCAAGTCGGAGCAGTACAAGATCACGTTTCAGAATCAGAATGAGGTTGTAGGATTCAGGTACTTCTTTAACGATAGAGATTTACTTGACTATCTTGGAAAAAGACCTAACGGTGCTCGTGTAATTAAATTGGAACAATATGATAGAGAAACTAATACTTTCCAGCCTATTAAACAATGAGGAGTATGGCCGCAAGGCCATTCCTTTTTTAAAGTCTGAGTACTTTCAGGATAAAACTGTAAGAGCTCTATATGAAGGCATCGATGGGTTTGTTAAAGAGTATAATAAATTCCCAACAAAAGAAGCTCTCATTATTGAACTTGATAATAATAGAGAGATAGCTGGTTACTTTAGTGAGTTGGAAACAATGGTTGGTGAGTTAGATGATACTCCAAACACTAATATGGAGTGGCTAGTTAATCAGACAGAGAAGTTCTGTCAAGATAAAGCAATCTACAATGCTGTCATGAAATCGATTCAGATTCTTGATGGTGATAAGGATGCACATAGTAAGGGAGCAATACCTCAACTATTGTCTGATGCTCTTGCTGTATCATTCGATTCACACATCGGACATGACTTCTTAGAAGATTATGATTCTCGATACGACTTTTACCACAAGAAAGAAAAACGTGTTCCTTTTGACTTGGAGTACTTTAATAAGATTACTAAAGGTGGATTGCCAAATAAAACCCTTAATGTGGTACTTGCTGGTACTGGTGTTGGTAAGTCTCTCTTCATGTGTCATTGTGCTGCATCTAACCTTTCCAAAGGGCTTAATGTTCTTTACGTAACCATGGAGATGGCTGAAGAGCGTATTGCAGAACGTATCGATGCAAATATGTTAAATGTCACAGTGGATGAGTTATCACTACTACCACGTGATTCATATCAGAAGAAGATTGATCGTGTTCGTGAAAAGACTAATGGTAAGTTAATCATCAAAGAATATCCAACAGCATCAGCTGGTGCTGGTCACATGCGCCACCTCCTCAATGAGTTAAAGCTGAAGCGAAACTTCAAACCAGACATCATTTATATTGATTATCTAAATATTTGTGTATCTTCAAGATTGAAGTATGGTGCAAATGTGAACTCTTACACATACATCAAAGCCATTGCAGAAGAACTTCGTGGTCTTGCTGTTGAGTTTGATGTACCTATAGTTACTGCAACTCAGACTACCAGAAGTGGTTTTACAAGTAGTGATCTTGGATTAGAAGATACATCGGAGTCTTTTGGTTTACCAGCTACTGCTGACTTTATGGTTGCACTAATAAGTTCAGAAGAGTTACAAGATCTAAATCAGTTCATGGTTAAACAGTTAAAGAACCGTTTTGGTGATCCGGGTATTCATAGAAGATTTGTTATAGGTGTTGACAGATCCAAAATGAAGCTGTATGATGTAGAACAGAGCGCTCAAGAAGATGTAGTTGATGATGGTCCTGTGTTTGATAAGTCGGATACTGGACTACGACTGAAATCTGAAAAGAGTAAATTCAAAGATGCGTTTAGCACATTTAGTTAATATGATCGGCTTCCTAATAAACTTTACATGGGTACTTTTCCTCTCAATCATTCTACTGACTATAAAAACAGTTTATGTATATCTAAGGAAACTATTTGACCTTCCTGTTGATGTAATCCTAGCAATGCGAGAAATTAAAGCACAAAATGAAAATAAAGACAAGAAAGTTCAAAGACAGGACACTGATTAGATATATCCGTGAAGCTGCTGACTTCTATCTTCAGCAGCTCATACCATCTGATAAAAGATCTAAACTCCAAATAGATATCATTGGACTTGACTCTATGGAATCAGATGGATCATGTGAAAGAGTTAGTGCTTCTAAGTATTTAATTGAACTCAAGAAAGGCATGTCACTTGAGCTAGCACTCATCACATTGGCTCATGAAATAGTTCATGTTAAACAGTATGTACAAAAGGAGCTCAAGATAATATATGTGAAAGATGATTTTGTCGATGTGTGGATGGGCAAGCGGTATCGTAATGTGAAGTACTACGATCAGCCGTGGGAACAAGAAGCGTTTAGTATGGATGAAGACTTATATCACGACTTCCTTTCTGAGTGTTATGCGACAGGTAGATTGCAGTTCAATTAATAATAAATACCACGTTCTATGCGGTGTTTAACCGTTGACCTTTTTTCACCATTCCCGTATAATTACAATACTGACAACTCATTGGGAATATCTATGACACGCCTTTTAGTTACTATTTTATTATGCATATCAACACTAACAGCTGCTGCTCCTAAGACGCAGCATACTATTACTCCTTCCCCCGCGATGATGTCGTTGCTGGAAGAAGCTAGAAAGATGATGAAATATGAAGGTGCTGTTCCTATGCCACGTATGTATTCGCTTAACGAGAAAGATCTGCAAGCATTATACTGCGAAGGTGCATCTAAGTGTGATACAGTAACCGCCATATATAAAGACGGTGCAATTTATTTTGACGAAGACTATGATGCTAAGCATCCTGTTTGGAGATCTATTCTTTTCCACGAGATGGTGCATCATGTTCAGTATGTAAGACAGGGTGGTACTAAAACCTGTGATGTTTGGTACAAGAAAGAGCGTGAAGCGTATGACCTACAAGCTTCATATCTCCGTAAACAAGGCAGCAGTGACAAAGTTGTGACTGATGCCGCTAAGAATATTAACTGCCCTCCTTGATAGGAATTTTATGACTAGCGAAGCTTCAAATGTTTTTGATAGTATCGACATGGTACTATATGAGAGTGGCACGTTCTATCTCTCTGGTGAAATTAACGATGATAACATAGGTGATTGTATTAGATGGATTATGGCTGAGAATTGTGAGGGTAAGCGTAAAGAGCTCACTCTTGTAATTAACAGTCCTGGCGGTGATCTCTATAGTGCATTTGGTTTGATTGATATGATCAGGGCTAGTAAGATACCTGTTACAACGATCGGTGTAGGCTCACTAATGAGTGCTGCATTCTTGATATTCATTACTGGTGCCAAAGGCCGTCGTAGAGTTACTAAAAACACAAGTGTGATGTGCCATCAGTTTTCTACGTATTATGAAGGCAAAGAGCATGACGCCAAAGCATATGAGAAAGAGACCAAGTACATTAAACAGCGTATGCTGGATATTGTAAAAGAGAGCTGCTCTATGGATGAGAAAGTGATTAAGCGTAAGCTACTTCCTCCTTCAGATGTTTGGTTAACTGCGCAGGAATGTGTAGATTTGGGAGTAGCTGACGCAATATTTGGCTGATATAAATAGCCATAGTATATTAGGAGACACTATGGCTGTTCGTAAATTCTCAAGTTTTATATCTCTTCATGAGTGGGAAAGATCTCGCTCATCCTCTTTTTCAAGTTCAAAAACCACCACCGATGACGAAGAGTCAGGCGGTGGTGTAACTATTTCTAAAAGCGTTGATAATCCAGGTCGTGCTGAATATCTTGCTAAAAAGAAGCGCGGTGAGGATGCTGGGAAAGATCCAGGTACACGTACCGAGGTTAGTCGTATTGAGTCACCGGACAAGAGTTCTAGAACTGTAACCACAACAAAGAGCAAGAGTCCTGAATGGGATGATGATATTGAGGTTGATCCAAAGTTTAACAAATATCCTAATGCTCGTAAAGAGATTGATGCTGCCAATGCTGCTAGGAAGAAAGTCAATCCTGATATTGTAAAACGCAACCCAAACGATAACGACTGGTGATAATATGAAAACATTTAAAAGATATATTATCGAACAAGCGACTATGCAGGCATCTACCATGAAGGCTTCAGGTATGAGTGCTGCTCGTCATACTAAACAATACATAACACCTTATTTGCCAGGTGGTGCTAAGCATTCTGTTGGTAGTCATGAGATGGCAAGTGAGCACGGACCATTGAAAGCTGGTGAGAAGGTAACGATTGTTGGACATCAGGTGAAGCAGAGTGCTTCTGGTAAAGATGTACACCATGCCGTTGTTCGAGCACAGGGATCTGATCACGACCATGTAATACCAACTAGCAAGTTACTAAAGCCATCATCTTCTGCCCGAAAGAATAAAGGCTTTGAACGAGAAGGTGAGTTAGCTCAGCACCTCAATAAGCATGGATTGATGAGAGGTAGTGGTGCTGGTTTTACTGGCGATAATGACTTCCATCTAATTGATAAACGAGGTATCAAAGAAAAGAGAATCGGTGGTACAGAGGGGGCCAAGGGAGCAATACAAGGCGAGCATAAGTCTGATATCAAGAGTACAGCTTTTGGTCAGATAACTCTTTCTCGCCATCCTGAAACAGGGCAGTGGCATATCGATGATAAGGCACGTGCAAAACGACCTGAGTATGCTGCCCATGTTGAGAAGGCTACTGTCACTGTAAATGGTAAGACAAAATCACTATTACAGCATCTAAATGAAACTGAACCATCTGGAACAACTAACAAAGGTGGATTCTATTCAGATCACACAAGTGCATCACCGGCTCATGCTTATATGCGTGATCATGGTGTCGATGTTGCTCATGTAGATACACATGGTACTTACAGAGCTGGTGCAAGTGAGCATAGTGATACACATAAACTTGGACTACCAGTAATGCATGGTGAAGGTCGTTTCCGTACTCGTCAGAAGACTGATAATCCTGACAAGCGTACTGTGCAATTCTCTCTCACAAAATTAGATCAGTCGCATACTAACATCGGTACAGATGAGGGTGCACAAAAGCTAAAGAAAACACTAGGACATTAAAATGCGTCACATATTTACTTTGTTAAGAGAATCAGCTGCCAATGAAGAAAAGCTGACTCATCTTGAGCATGCCGAAGACCATGTACTTAATGCTGGTGCTGAAGGATATCAGCATGCCAAGAATACACTTAACGCAGTACACAAAACACTGACAGGTCAAAAGGGTGGTGCAGCTTTATATGAGAAGATGGATGGAAGTCCTTCTATTGTATTTGGTCATCATCCAGCTACAGGTCAGTTCTTTGTTGCTACTAAATCAGCTTTCAATAAAGAGCCTAAGTTGAATTATGATTATGACGATGTTCAAAAGAATCATGGCCATGCTCCAGGTCTTGTCAATAAGTTGAATCTTGCATTATTCCATCTTCCAAAGGTAACTCCTAAGACAGGAATATTTCAGGGAGATGTCATGCATTCTGGTATCAACTCTGAAACAAACCTACATGGTGATGTAACCACTAATGGTAAAGTCCACAGCTTTAAACCAAATCTAGTCGAGTATCATGCACCTGCTAATTCAGAAGAAGGTCAGAAAGTAGCTCAGTCGCAATTTGGTATTGCAGTTCATACAGGATATAAGGGTGGTAACTTTGAATCAATGAAAGCAGATTACGATCCAGATCTTTCTCACTTTAATGAACATCCAGATGTGCATGTAATTAATAATAAATTTGATTCAACTAAGGCAGATTATAATCCTGCTCGTCAAGCAGACTTTCAAGAACACATGGCTCAGGCAGATGAGCTTCATAGAAGTATGAAGCCAGAAGATTATAAGAAGGTGGAACCTCACTTAGATCATATCAAGACCTATATTAATAAGACAGTTAGAGAAGGCACTACTCCTAATGCCACTGATTTGTATGATCATGTACAGAGTCAACATCAAAAAGAAATAGCCAAGGTAAAGACCCAAGGAGCTATTGATCGTAAGACTCAGGCAATGAATACCCAGCTTGGTACAGTTAGAGCACACTCTGATACTATCGATAAAGTATTTCAAATTCATCATCACCTACAGCAGGCTAAAGATATCCAGAATCATGCTATGGCGGTTAGTCCTAAGTTTACAACCACAATCAATGGCCAGCCTTCTAAACCAGAGGGATATGTTGCTGTGGTAAATAATAGACCAACAAAGGTTGTTGATAGAGCAGAATTCAGTAGACAAAACTTTGCAGCGAGACAATAATGATTAGCTTTAAAGAATTCATCACAGAAGGTGTTACACAGAAAAAGTCTCTTCATGTGTTTGATATTGATGATACACTAATGCATACCACAGCTCAGATCCATGTTAAAGATCCACATGGTAAAGTAGTTAAGACTCTTAGTAATCAAGAGTTTAATAATCACAAGTTACCAAAAGGCCATAGCTATGACTTTGGTGAATTTAGAAATGCTGAGAAGTTTAATAAAGAATCAAAGCCGATGCCTAACATGGTTAACCACCTAAAGAGAGTATCTGCTAACCCTCACAACCATGTCATCTTTAATACTGCTCGTGCTAACTTCGATGATAAGAATAAATTCTTACACACATTCAAGAAGCATGGTATCAATATGAAAAACATCCATGTGATCAGAGCTGGCAACATTAATCAAGATAGTTTACCAGCTGATAAGAAAGCTAAAGTGATTCATGGCTATGTTGCCAAGCATAAGTATAACGATGTTCATATGTACGATGATAGTAAAACAAACCTACACTCCTTTTTGGGATTGAAGGATCACCATCCAAATACAACATTCCATGCACACCATGTTGATGGTGATGGAATATCGAAAACGACAAGCAAATGAAATCATTCGGAAGTTTTCTATTAGAAGAAAAGGCTAAGTCCGCTGTTCTACTATTTGGTAGAATGAACCCTATTACTAGTGGCCATGAAGAGAATGTAAGCGCAGCTCACGATCTTGCAACCAAGCATGACGCTCACCTTCACGTAGTAGCAAGTGGATCTCATGATGCAAAGAAGAACCCACTATCTCCAGAACAAAAGCAAAAGCATCTACAACGTGCTTTTGGTCATCTTGATAATACAACCATCTCTACAGCTTCTAAAGCACACCCCACTATCATGCATCATGCAGCAGAGATTGCTAAGACTGGTGCTAAGCATTTAGTTATCGCTGGTGGTAGTGATAGAGCAGAAGAGTATAAGACTTTACTCCACAAGTATAATGGAGTGAAGGGTAAGCCACACGGTGAGTATCATTTTGATTCTATATCCGTAGCAAACACTGGTGAGCGTAAAGCAGGTGTAAGTGGTACCGATATGCGTAACCATGCATCTAGTGGCAACTACGGTAAATTCAAAGCTGGTCTTCCAAGCAAGATTAAAAAGAATGAATCACATTCAAGAGAAATATATAAAGATGTTAGATCTGGAATGGGAGTTGACTAGTGGATTATAGTGAATTAGTATCCATTAGAAATAATAGTGTAGAGGAAGTCTCTAGTTGGTTATGGGTAACAGAAGATAATGGTGCTTTTGATGGTCCTAAATCAGACTGGGGACCATTGAAGAGGGGTATACTTGATCATGTCAAAAACTTTGACGTGGTTGTTCAGGCTGGTGGTAATTGTGGAATGTATCCAAGACTCCTTTCTGATATGTTTAGACGAGTATACACATTCGAACCAGATCCTCTAAACTTCCACTGCCTATCTTACAATTGTCAAAGAGACAATATCTATAAAATGAATGCAGCGCTTGGTGAGACTAATAAGCTCGTGCGTATGCAGAGAGTATCAATGACCAATGTAGGTGGACATAAAGTATCTGATATAGGTGATACATTTATACCAACATTTACTATTGATCAGCTGGCACTTGATAAATGTGACTATATTAGTCTGGATTGCGAAGGATATGAACCAAATGTAATTGCAGGAGCTATGGAAACTATAGCAAAGTTTCTACCGGTAATTACACTTGAGACAGTAAACGAAGAGATAAATATGTTATTATCTCCACTCGGCTATAAAAGGATTGATGGACATTTTGGCCATGCCGACAAGCTGTTTGCAGTAAAATAATTTATAAATAGTAAGTCCCGGCAGTAAGGCCTAGGTAAACCTGCGGAAGAAAACATGATTACATTTAAAGAATTCGGCGAGCAAGCCTTGCCACCACCCCCACCTCCAGCTGGAGTTGCGCCTGCGCAACCAGCTCCTCTTACTCCTGAGCAAATAGAACAGCAGCAGCAACAATTGCGTGCTCAGCAGGGATTAGCTTCGTTGACTGGTAGTAGACTTGACAAGATTGTCGTTAATCCAGAAGAAAAACCAACGAAGTTTCAAACAGAACAAACTTTAATTGAACGCACTGTAAATCTCATTCAGCGTCGTAAGCGCGCTATGGCTCTAAGACGTAGAATGCCTAAGATGAAGATGAAGCGTAAGATTCTCAGAACTAGACTCGCATCAAATGATAAGTTGAAGCAGAGAGCTATGAGAATGGCTAAGCAGAATCTCAGAAGAAGAATCGCTGGTGCTCGCGGTGTAAAATATAATTCGTTATCTGCTGCTGAGAAGATTAATATTGATAACCGTTTGAAGGGTCGTGAAGCTCAGATCAGAAATATGGCTCGTAGAATGATGCCAACTGTTAGAAAAGGTGAGCAGAAGAGACTGTATGCGGTTCAGACTGGTAGATCTACAAAAGGTGTATACAGTGCTGCTAGAAATATCAATTCAGAATATCTTCCAATATACAGCAACCTTTTAGGTGAGCACATATCAGCTGAAGATCTGAACAACTTCTTCTCAATGTATGAAGCCACTATTGGCCAAAACTTGAAGTCAATAGCAGGTGCTCCTTTCCGTGTAGCTGGTAATATAGCTAAGGCAGGGTTGGCAGCTGGTGCTTTAGCTCATACTATGTCAACTCCCAGAGGAGCTCTTGGAGCTACTCTAGCTGGATCTGCTTTAGCTGCTAATAAACTATCTAAAGTTGGTAAGATTGATAATTCAAAATCAACAACAAGTTCCAAAGCACCAGAGCTATCTAAGAATCAAAAAGAACTTCAAAAGCAAGCTGTTATCCAGTCTAAACAAAAGACTGAGTTAGGAAAGATCTCAATAGCAAAAGCAAAGCAGTCTTTAAATCCAAAAGATCAACAGAAGGCTGATCAAGATAAAGCAAATGCTCTGGGTGATATTAAAAAGACTGTTAATCAGAAGATTGGTGACTTTAATAAAAAGAACAAAGGTAAGTCACAGATAGCAACTTACACCAAAGTAGGTTCAATGCCAGCTAAGCAGACTTCTACTGCTAATACATCCTCTTCTATTATTATTCCTCAAACATACAAGACAAAGACTCCGAGCCCAGCTACAACCATCGTATCTCATAGAGAGTGGGATCATGGAGCATATCTACAAGAAAAGGCCAATGCTGCTCTTGCTAAGAAGGCAGAGAAGTATGGAGTTACTTTCGAAGAAGTTAAAAATGTTTTTGAACAAGGTCTAGCTGACTATGATGGTAGAAACAACGCTACTGCTCATCAGTTTGCAATGCAGAGAGTCAACTCTCATCTAGCAGAAGGTGGACTATGGGATAACATTCACGCCAAGCGTAAGCGTATTGCTCGTGGATCTGGTGAGAAGATGAGAAAGCCTGGTTCAGAGGGTGCTCCAACAAAACAAAACTTTATTGATGCTCAAGAAGCAGTACAACCAAAGTCACCACGTGATAAGTTTAAAGACAGCTTAAAGAAACATGGGTACGATGCTGACAAAGGTGCTGACCGTTTACTAAATCTAATTGCTAAGCAGAAGAAGCAGCGTGAAGAGCATGAGAAGAAGTATGCTCATTTATATGCAGAAGCTACTCAACCAACAGAACCATCTGTTGCTGATAAAATTGTAAGTGCAGGTGCTACAGCAAGAAAAGCATTATCCGATGTTGCTAGTAACTTTAGACCTTTTGATGAGAAGTCTTATCAAGATAGAGTAAAGACAAAGAAGCAAGCATCTGGTGTTACTAAAGAATCTATTGATGAAAGCTTCGTAGTTGATCGTGCATCAGGTTATAGTGGAGTTTATACTGCAGCTGATTTAGGTATGAAGATACAAGGTGGGTTTGAGTTGCATCCTTCTGTAATGGAAGAAGGTGGCGCTGGTGACGAAGGCACAGATAAACTAACAAATAAATATAAAAAAGATACTCCAGGTGAAGCTGTTGAAGCTTTTGTTAGAATGATGAGAGCTAAAAGAAAGGCGAACAATCAATGCTAAGTTTTTTAGAGTTCATCACAGAAGCCGAGTATCAAGGTAAGAAAGTAACTCTTAATAAGCCAATGGCTGGCGATGTTAAGAAGTCTAAAGTATTTGTTGATCCTGATGGAGATGGTAAGGCTCAGAAGGTAAACTTCGGAGATAAGAATATGACCATCAAAAAGAATATTCCTGCACGTCGTAAGAGTTTCAGAGCTCGTCACAATTGCGACACTGCTTCTGATAAAACAACACCAAGATATTGGTCATGTAAGGCCTGGTAATGAAATACTCAACATTCTTATTCGAGGCAAAAAATACGTGCCCAAAATCAACATATGATTTATCTGTCAATTTAGAAAATAGACAGCACGCTATAGATGAGTATGGATACGGTCCTTTGAATCCATATGAGCCTTCTACAGACTTTTGGAAAGACAAAGCCAATATGTGGATGGTTAGTGTTGATGAAGCCAAGGCATCCAAATGTAGTAACTGCGCAGCCTTTGTAGTCACATCAGATATGATTGATTGTATTACGAACGGAAGAAACCATGGCAAAGGCGAGAGTGATGAGGTAGATCATTTTGATACTACTATTAAAAAGGCAAACTTAGGATACTGCAACATACTCCACTTTAAATGTGCTGGAGACAGAACTTGTGATGCATGGATTGCTGGTGGACCTATTAGAGATAGAGACATATAATGAGAGAACAATTAACAGAAAAGATGAAGGTTGTACTTGCTGATAGCTTTGCTTTCTATTTGAAAGCACATCAGTTTCATTGGAATGTAGAAGGTCCCGACTTTCCTCAGTACCATGAATTCCTTGGTAATCTGTATGAAGAAGTGTACGGAGCAATTGATAAGATTGCAGAAGAGATTAGAGCTCTTGGAGAATATGCTCCAGGATCATTTTCAAGATTCAAAGAATTATCAAGTATTGCAGATAGCACCGGTGCTCCATCAGCTGGAGAGATGTTCAATACTTTGTTAGGTGATAATCAAATAGTTCTAGCTTCTTTAAGAGAAGCATATGAGTTGGCAGAAGAATTTGATGAGATTGGACTATCTAATTTCATACAAGATAGATATGATGCCCATAAGAAGCATGCATGGATGTTAAACTCTCTACTAAAGAGAAGACAATGAAAAAGTACGTTACACTAGAAAACAGAATTAGAGATATTGTTCGCAAATCTAGAAAAGGTTTGTTTGAGCAGCGTAGTAAGATAGAAAAAGACCAAGCGGATCAAATCGCTGCTGGTACCTATCGTACAAAGAATTTTGAGATGTGCCCAAAGGCACAAAAGTTGTTTGTAAGCCTACCGCGTAATACCAACCCTGATTTAGCAGAGAAGATGGCTATTCTTCATGATCAGTTATTTGGTATCAAAAAGCACACTGTTGCTGCAGAAAGATCAACAAGTGATGACTCGAAAGAAGCTAGTCATATTGTTGAAAAGATTCGCATGCTTGGTGACCGTATGGGTATCAGTGATAAACTTGGATACCTTGATGGTCACTTGGGTGATATTAAATCATATGAGCAGTCTGACTCAGGACCAGTTGATAAGATAACACCAGAAATAATGAAGAGACTACAAACTCCTCCTACATCTGCAAAGGCTGGACCAAAGGATAGTGATATCGATAGCTCTAAGTTTATCTTATCCAGAAATCTAAAAGCGCAAAGAAAACTTAAAATCTACGATACCGACTAACATTAAATAAAAAAGGAACTAAAATGAAGTCACTTTATGAATCAATCAAGAACATCATGGAAGGTGGTAGTGGAGGAGCTGCTCAAGCTCAGGCTAAAAATAAAACACAGCCTGCAGTAGCTCCTAAACCTGCTGCTCCTAAACCTGCTGCTTCTAGTGCTGCTAAGCAACCAGCTCCTGGATCTCCTGCTGCTAAATCTCAAGAAAGAGGTCAAGCTATCAAGGACTTCTTTAAAGGTGACTCTAGCAAAGCAAGTGCAGCTACAGTACCAGCTCCAAAAGCTAGTGATTCTGGTGACGCAGCTAAACCAGGTACATGGGGCAATCCAAGGACATTGAATCCTGTAATTGCAAAGAATAGAGAGATGGTTGCTAAGCAACAGGCTACTGGTGTCAACCAACCTTCTGGTAGAGCAGGTCCTGGTTCATATGATCCAGCTCCTGGTAAAAATAAGACAGATGCAGCTCAGATATCAAAACCTGGTACTTCTAAAGCACTTAAAGCACCTGCTGCTGCAGCTGCTACTACGGTTAAGAAACCAGAAACTCCAGCTGCTGCTCCTACATCGAATGATGCTCCAAAGCCAGCAGCTACTGATGCTTCATCTTTAGCAAAAGCTCAGGGTAAAGAAACAGAAACAAAAGCAGTAGATACTCCAAAAGCAGTAGAGACTCCAAAAGCAGATCCAACAGATAACGTGTTTTCCGGAGGATCTAAAGTTCCTACAATGCAAAAGAGAGCATCCATTCTCCCAGCTGACACTATACAGAAGAACTTGGATCGAGCAAGAAAGAATTTAGATAACATGATGGGTAATGATGATGAAGATAAGACTCCAGTCGGTCTAAAGTCAGCTACTACTCCACAAGGTAAACAAGAAGAGCCAGAAGCACCAAAAGAAGCATCAAAGACAGAAAAGCCAGCAGCTTCAGATAAAGACTACAGCACTGGTCGTCCTGCTGACAAAGAACTTGATGACAAATACGGTAAGGGTAATACTAGAACAGATGCAGATGGTAGAACATATGTTCGTCAAAAAGGTGTTATGGGTGGTCCAGATACAGAAAATCGTTCATATGCTTCGATTGGTGATTTCGTCAATAAGATCAGAGGCAAGGGTGATGTTAACGGTAAGGTAACTGCAAAAGAAGCTTACGTTAATAAGACATTTGGCGTATCACGTGATCTAGTTGCTGATATCATGGAAGTAATGAAGAAGAAAGAAAGCTCAACTCCTCGTACTGATAAAGAGCAAGATCTTGCTGCTCACTACGGAGATCCAAAACGTATCACTCATGGTGATGTATTAGTTGCTCGTGGTGTTATTAAACCAAAGAAGGTTGAAGAAGGTACCATGAGAAATGGTAAGTATGTTGATGATGCTCCTCGTCCAGGTACCAATGAAGTTCCTTCTCCTGATGAAGGTTACAGAGGTGTAGGTAAGCCATTATACACTCCTGTTGATAGTAAGAAGTCTGGTAAGAAATCTCAATCAACACAAAAAGAATCAATGGATGTTGAAGAAGATAATATTCAAGAGATGTCTTCCAAGATGAAAATGAAGCTTGGTCTCTACAACAAGAAGAAAACATCTGTTAAAGAGAATAAAGACACTCCAGGCAACAGCTACGAGCATCAATGTGCTATTCACGTAAAGAGTGAATCGTTTGGTGAAGGCCGTACAGTTACTACTCAGCACGCTGAACCAGATCACGATGGTTATATTGCTTGGTATGATGTTATGTTTGAGCACGGTATTGAGAAGTACGTACCTACTAGCGACCTAGAGATTCTTGTTTCCGAAATGCATATGCACTCCAAGCGTAAGAAAACTATGCGTGAAGATGCTGCAACAGATAGAGCAGAGAATGATGCTAGAACAGAAAAAGCATTAGCGAAGATGCGCCAACGTAATGCAGAAGGTAAGGGCTTTAATGTGAGTAGCGATGAGGATCAGAAGCAAGATACTAATCAAGCATCTTCTACGTCTAAGCCAGCTGCTTCTGCTGCTGAACCAGCAAAAACATTTGAGCCAGGTGTTAGAAATGCTGTTGGTATTCAAGGGCAAGCAACGAATGTAGCAGGTGCTGATGCACTTACTGGTGGGTCTTCTACGACACAAGCAGCAGCTACTCCAAAACCAGCAGCTCCTAAATCCGATGCTATGGATGCTATTTCAGGTGGTTCTATTGGTACATCACAGATGTCATATAGCAATACTCCTAGAGATGCTAAGCAAGGTATTGCAGCCAATGCTCCAGCAGCAAGAGTAGTAAGTACTTCTGATGGTGCCAAGGAAGCTGGCTACACACAACCAAATCAGAGAATATCTAGTTTCAAATCTAATGCCCGTGCAAGAGAACAAGCAGCAGGTGCAGCTGGTGTAGCTGCTCCAATGCCAGGTGGTGGTGGTAAGACTATTGCTCAGGCTAGACAAGAGGCAGGTGGTAAACCAGTAGCTGGTACACCATCAGCTGATGCAGCTGCTAAGCAAAATATGGCAGGCAATGCTCCTGCTGCCAGAGTAGTAAGCAAGCAGGATCAAGCATATCCACAAGGCGACAAGACTGTTGGCAACTATGATTACAAGAACAAACAATTAGCAGCTAACCCAAGTGGTAGTGGTAATGCTCCTGTAACTAGACAGGCTTCATCAGTACCAGCTCCTCAGCCAGTGGAGTCTCCAGAAGAGAAGGCAAGAAAAGCAGCTGCGCAAAAGAAACCAGCGCTAGCTACTAGCTATCAAGGACAAGGTATGGTAGGGACGGATTACTAATGAAAACACTTAAACAATTACAGGAAGGGGTTGTAGCCTCTTCCGATTACAAATTAAGCAGCAGTGGCAAGCGCTACAAAGCTCATCGTAGAGTTATGGGTGGTAATCCTTACGATGGTATTAGTGAAGCACTGGGCTATGAGATCGAGAACAAGAAACGTCTAAAGCAAATTGCAGCTACTGCAAAGAATGCTCAGGTTAAAGGTTCAGAAGCCAAACCACTTAGCTTCACTGAAGCTAGTGATGCTAGAGAGTATGACTATGAAGGTGACATGGCCAAGAGCCAGTTACGCTCTATCATAGCTAACTCTCAACGTGTCCATGATATGTTAAAAGATAACACTAATATGGCTGAGTGGGTACAGAGCAAGATTACTTTAGCTGCTGACTACATTACTACCGTATCAGATTATATGCAGAGCGAAGTTAAAGAAGAGGTTGGTCTTGACGAGGCTCGTGGTCGTCCTAAGAAGATGTCTATTCGCAGTGACGATGATGATTCTGAAGAGCACGAAGAGCATGAGAGTGATAATGGTATGGAAGCAGACCAACATATTCATGTTCAGCTAAAGAAAGCAGCTGATTCAGATCAAAAGCCATTTCACGTAACATTCAAGAATGGTAAGAAGTATCCAGTATCTCAGAGCATGGCAAAGACTGTTCTCAATGCTACTGAGAGACTGAAGCCAGAGCATAGAAAGAATGTTCACGACGAGATTCATCAATCTTACGACAACCTCGTATCTGTTCATAGATTGATAGCAGGAAAATAATGGGCATTTCAGCAGCCAACATCATCGTACAAGGGGATCCCAAAACAAGGGATCCTGATGGTGAACCTGTTCGTACCATGGAAGATATAAGATCCATGGCTAGACAGCAAAGTGTGAAGAAACAAAGAGTGGTTGATGAACCATTAATTGAACACAGACAGTCAGCTTTCCATGCTGATATGCTTCGTTCAAGCAAACATAAATAACTATAATAACGTAACTCAAGGAGTACAAAAAATGTCACTATTTGGCGTAAGAGACCAATATTCAGACGCACCTAAATTCATCGTTGACTCAGTCACTGGTGATACAGGTCAAGAACAATTTGGTAACACAATCTTCGGTGCAGATTCTACCGAGGTAGGTGTTAACCGTAAGATTCCTCATTCAGGTTGGGTCAGAATCACTACTGGTTCAGGTGGTCGTTCGAACCGTACATTCTACGAAGTAATGGTAGCTGGTGGTATCACCGGTGATGCAACTAGCTTCTCTAATACTTCAACAGCCGCTGTTGCTAATTCAACTGGTACAGCTGACGATACACCATTACCAGACGCATAATAAAATATGAGCAATCGAGCTAAGAAGATCAGCGAGTTAACAACCGCTAATACTATAAACAACGGTGACTTCTTCATCCTTGTTGCTAACGTTGCAGGTACGTTGACAACAAGGAAGTTGACTGTTAGTACGTTTAGAGATACGGTTACCTTTCCTGACTATGCTAACACAACATATGCAGGTATTGTTAAGATTGGAAGTCAGCTTGCTGTCACCGTCGATGGTCTTCTTACTGCTAATATCAGAACAGCTAACACAACATCATTTGGTACTGTTAAGATTGGAAGTCAGTTAGCTATTGACCAAAATGGTTTCTTAGTTGCTAACATCGTTACTGCATCAAACTCTACAGCTGGTATCGTTGCAGTTGGTAATAATCTTACTATTAATTCAACCGGCTTTTTAAGTGCCAATGTATTCATTGCTAACAGCACAATATTGGGTAAAGTTGGTGTTGGTAATCAGTTGTCAATAAATGCCACTGGATTTTTGAGTGCTAACATTAATCAGGCTAACACTACATCAGCAGGTGTAGTTAGGGTTGGTAATAATTTAAGTATCAATACCAGCGGTCATTTGAGTGCAGTATTACCAATTGCAAATGTAACCTCAGCAGGTATGATTATAGCTGGTAATACCATGGCTATCAATGAGCTTGGAGTACTCAACGTTAATACCAACTTTGCTAATACAACATCTCCAGGTATTATATTTGTTGGTGATCAGCTTCATATGGATGATGAGACGTACCAGCTGAGTGCTAACATCAGAATTGCAAATACGACGTCTGCTGGTATCATTAAGGTAGGTAATCAACTTACAATCAATGCTACTGGTTTCCTTAATGCTAACGTATCAGCTGCAAATGTAGGGTCTGCAAGTCAACTAGAAAGCAATGGATTTATTGTTAGTATATCAGAAGCTGATGGTAGAGTTACTGTACCTGGTGATATATACCTCCCTGGTACTAACAACCACCTTCAATCAATAACCAACACAACAGTTGAACTATTCTCTGGTGGAGTTGTTGAGATCAAAGCAGAAGATTTAGATGGTGCATTCCATTCAAGCACAGTAGGTGTTAGAACTAATAATAGTGCTTACATTAATGTCAAGTCTACAGACTTTGGTACTGTCAATTGGAAGTTTGATAGATCGGGTACAACAACCTTCCCAGCAAACACTATTGTAGTTCCAAGTACCGATGTTGCTATTTCTATTGGCAACACTACTGTTAATACTACTATTAATACTACATCAATATCTACTAGATCAAATACGGGTGTATCATTACGCTGGGCCAATAACACACAAACAAGATCAGTATCAGTATCTAATAATACAGTATCAATTTTAGTCAATGAGTCAGAGTGGGATTTTAGAGCTAACGGCACTATATTATTCCCAGATAATTCAGTACAAAACACAGCGTTCATGTATAGAACTACTCCTCCTACAGCACCAGATGCAACAGGTATTAAAGGAGAGTTTGCTATTGACAATGATTACTTCTATGTTTGTGCTGGCGATGGAGTTTGGAAGAGGATTGCGTACGACAATACTTGGAACTAAAAAATATGCAATATGATGATTTGACTGAGCACAATGCTTTAATTTATGCTGCGAAACACTATGATAATCCCCACTTTTTTGATACGATTGAGTTTTACGAAGATCTAAGTAGATTCAAATACTTAAAGAAGTTATTTGGAAGATATGAAGAGTCGGGTGATATTAACGAACGTCTTGTTCTTAATCACCTGACAGTTATATACAATGTATTTGGTGTTGAAGCAGCCACGAGATTACTGTTCCTCAAAATGAATAATTACGGCTCATATTTGAAGCCGTTTTTATTATTCTTAAATTACTGTCCAGAGGTAGTATATAATGTTCAGGGCTCCAATATAAAGACTTCCGAAATATTAATGGATAGTAACATAGTAGATAAGCTGAGAAAAATAGATGACCAAACCAAACAATAATCAGATCCCTTCAAATATTAAGAATGTCCCATCGATGACAAGAAATCCGATGGTCGATATGTTCTTGACATATCAATTCCTAAAAAGAATTAATACACCTTTCAAAGAGTGGGATGCATATAAGCTCGGTATTATCGATAAGAATGGTAAGGTCCTAAAGAAGAAGAAAGACCTCAAAGATGATAACGAAAGAGCAGCTTGGGGATACTTCGATATCCTTACAACTAATCTAAAAAAGTTGTTAGCAAAAGTTCCAGCTGGTGATTCAATGATTGCATCTAACATTGCTTCATATTTGATGATGAAAGAAAGTAAGAGTGAAGCACTACTCAATGAAGTTTATTTTGAAGTTAAGTTCATGCAACTATACGAAGAGATCTCTGGTTTGAATTCCGGAGATGCTCTCCCTACTAATAATATGGGTTCAGGTGATGTGGACGGGTTTGATCCTATACTAATCAAGAAGCCAAGAGTATTGAGAAGAAAGAAGCCTAATGTGGTTACTTAATTTTCTACCTGGGTGGTTCTTTAGCGCAACATTCTTACTAGGCCTTGCAGGCCTAGTTTTATCTTTCTTCCTCAAATTCCTACCCTTCTTTGGACAGTACGTCCTTCCTATCAGAATCGTATTCACACTAATCCTTATTGGATCAACATGGATGCTTGGTGGTGCTGCTAATGAAGAGAAATGGTTAGCAAGAGTTGCAGAGTTGGAGAAGAAGGTTTCAGAATCTGAAGTTAAGTCAGAAAAAGCTAACGTCAAGTTAGTAACAAAGATAGTTACAAAAGAAAAAGTAATCAAAGAAAAAGCTGATGCTATTGTTCAGTACATTGATAGAGAAGTAGTCAAGTATGACACCAAGTGTGAGATTCCAAAAGAGTTTGTGAAAGCAGTAAATGATGCTGCAGGAGAATCAAAATGAGAGCGCTAGTATTATTATTATTACTATTAGCTGGATGTGCTCAGCCAGTTCCTGTTGCAAGGAAGTTTCCATCTGTTCCTGATATAATGAAAACAAAGTGTGTTCAGTTAAACCAGTTGCCAGAAGAGACAAAGCTAAGTGATGTTGCTAAGAATGTCAGTAGCAACTATGCACTTTACCATGAGTGTTCGCTAAAGGTTGAGTCATGGGTTGAGTGGTATGATGAACAGAAGAAGATATTTGATGAGGTTAAATAATGGCTCAGTTTAGAACAGATCAACATAAATTAGATTTCACAAACAACAAGACACGATATGAAGTGTTTATGTTGTCTGATAGATTATCTCCAAGTGGTACCTTAACTGATGCATTTGGTAGATTGAGAGTATCTCAACCTTTTACTTTATTTGATAGCAGTCATCGATTCGGAGATAA